CGTCCTCCTCGCAGCAGTGCAGACAATTCTGCTGGACCATGTCGCACATTGCGTTGTAGCACCACAGGCAGAACTGGACGGGGAGTATTCCAAAGAAGCCAACGATCCCACCCTCCGCTTGAGGGTCGAAGTTGCTTGAGCAGATGCTACACACCTCAATATCTTCGGGGTCTATCCCTGACCCCGCTTCGTCTTCCTCTTTCCCTTGCATGTTGATCCAGGCCCCAACTTCTTCCGGTGGTTAAAAGGTCGCGCCCGTCGTCGTCGGCGCGTCTTCGTTTTGTGTTGCTTGTTTACTCGTTGCGTCATCACACCTCGCTAAAAAACGGCCCGCCGAATTGCGCTCCGGCGGGCCGAGTGTCGCTGCTATCGCCAAGGCGCTTGAGGAGTCAATCAAGCGCCAAGGGGGAGGAAATGAGCAGCGGAAAAACCTAACTTAACCATGAATTGGATACGTGTTGGTGTCAACGCTAAACTAGGGTCAAGCTCCTTTTTTTGATTCCCGCTTGCCCTTAACAGACCTCTTTGCCTGCTCCAATATATATGTGAACTGGCCGGAGATTGTCCTGTGCTCCTGTGCCGCCAGACGCTTCAGGTCCTTGTACGCGTGGATTGGTATCACCACGGATTTCCATTTCTCTGGGTTCATTATTTAGTCCTCTTCCAGTTCGTCTGGGATGGTATCGGAGTTATCTAATGGGGTCAAGCCTCCCCAACTGGCTCCGAGCATGATGTCGCTGGGCGTGGGCACCTGTAGCTCCACCGCACTCTCCATTGTCTTGCATATCTTACGGGCTTCTTCGGCACTCTCCACAGAAAAGGCCAGTTCGTCGTGGATCTGGACCAGCGGGATTTTCCCGTGCTCACGGAAGATTGCCGCCATTGCCGCCTTGGTCTGGTCTGCCGCACTCGACTGGATCAGGCGGTTGAGGGCCTTATACGTGTAGGCTCTCTTGATGTTGTCGCCGTACTCTAGGTGGGCTTCCTCCAGCGGAAGCGCCTTTGCGCTGACAAATATGTTTGGCTCCCATAGGTCGAACCGGCACTTGCGGCCCATTAGGGATCGAACGAAACCCCCCTTATCCCGGTGTCCGACTTTTCGCTGAACGGCGTCCATCAACTCCTTAACGAATGGCACTTGGTCGTGGTACAACCGCATTAGACGTTTCGCCTCTTCCGGTGCCACGTCCAGTTGCTCGGCAAGCTTCGTCTGGCCCATGCCGTACATGATTCCAAGGTTGATTGTCTTAGCCATCTTACGGGGAATGGACGCAATGTCGGCAACCATCTGGTGGAAATCTGTCTTTTCCCGCTCCCTGTATGCGCTTACAAAATCTTCGGATCCCGATAGCCCGCCGTTGGTAAGGCTGGCGAAGTGGACCAAGATCCGGGGCTCTTGCTGATCGAAGTCAAGTGAAGCCCATTTTTCGCCCTCCTCCGGCAGGAAAAGCCCCCGTATTTTGGAAGCCATCTCCGGATTTCTGGCCGGGATCTGCTGAAGGTTTGGGTTAGCCATTGAAATTCTCCCCGACACAGTCCCCCCGCCGTCGCTCCGCAACTGGTTAATGTGGCCGTGGATTCTTCCCTCCTGCGCGTATCGGAAGATGCTGGACAGAAAAGTGTTGCCAACTTTGTCGAATTCCCGCGCTTCCGCTATTTTTTGGGCAATGGGGTGGTCGTGTTGCGCCAAGAAATTTTTTGTGAAGCTGGGTAGACCCGTTTTTGTCCTGCCATAGGGGATGTCCAGATGGTCAAAGACTTTTGCTATGCTTGCCGCCGCCCATAGCTCGATGGAAACTCCCGTTTCACGCTTAATTTCCAAGAGAATCTTTTTGACTACTTTTAGCAGGTCCTGTTTGAGACGCTCGGCTGCGTCCAAATCTACCCGGATTCCTCTCCACGTCATGTCTATGCAGAGGGGAAGGACGCTGCTCTCCATGTCGAACACCTGCCACAAGTCCTCCTTGGTCAACTCCATCTTAAATAATCGCCAGAGATCGAGCGTAAGTTTAGCGTCCGCTTCTGCGTACTCCCCAACGAATGGCGCGGGGAGTTTGTACAGTTCTCCTTTGGGATCCACGCCAAACTCCTGAGCGGCCTCCCGCAGTGCGGCCTCGGACTTCATCTGACCCGTGAAATCGTAGCTTACGGAATTGAGCGAATAGCTAAAGCGGTTCTCATTCAGGAGGGGCACTGCCAGCATGGCGTCAATGATGCGACCATCTAGGTCAATCCCCAGCCGCTTTAGCCAGCCCACGTCGTACGCGGCGTTATAAAAAATTTTGTCCGACGGGTTCTTGGCGATTTCCCGCTTGAACCAATCCAAGACCCGTTTTCTGTCTAGGTTCCCCCCGCCTTCATGCGCGAAGGGAAGGTACGCATTAAAGTTGTCGTAGGCAACGGCAATTCCCACAACGTCCCCGTTTCCCGTGGGCCACCCAGGCCCGTGGGTCTTGAGCCGTGGGTCCTTCGTCTCCAAGTCAATTGCGATTTCCTTAACACCTGCGGGAGTGGCGGGAAGCTCCTGAACGGGCACCCACTCGGTTTTGACGCCCCATGTTGGTCGCCTAAGATTATTCTTCATCGTCCAGCCCAGTTTCCTCCACGGCGCATCGCCACGCCACCGCAGCGTACCCCGCCCCGTCTATATAATCGTCGGGATTGAGACCCCCTATTTTTCGTCGCGCCACTTTCATTAGCTCCATCATATTCGCCACGTCCTCCGGGTATATGGTTCTCTTGTTGTACATGTATCCGTTCCATAGCTTGGCTATGTTCTCATGGTTCTTGTACATATTACCGTGGGTGTCACTTCGGTCTCCCGTTACCAACGCAACGGCCTTCTCAAGTAGTTCCTTAGCTTGCACTTTTTTCTCCTCAGATGGCCCATCCGCGTTGCGGGTCGTCGGGCATTTTCAGAACCAGATTTTCCTTGGCCCTTGTGACGCCCACGTATAAAACACGGTAAGCGTCGTCGGGATTTCTCTCCATCTCTGTCAGGGCCTTTGTGCTCAGGTCGAGGAAGAGTAAGACATTATCTGCCTCCCCGCCCTTCGCGCCGTGAATCGTGGACAGTTTTATTCTTGGCCTCTCGAATATGTTCACTCCTCGGTTAAGTAACGCCGTTGCGTAGGCTCTGTCCTCGTCGGGAATCCTGTCCAAAACAATTTCCCACGCGGGGTTTTGGGTCTCCAGTCCAAAGTGTGTGCAAAGAACGGACAGTGAAAACAGGTCCCGCTCGTCGGCTCCCGTTAACATTTTTTTCGCGCCACGCCTAAGTCCCTTGCCGCTGGAAATGTGGTTAAATATGTTGACCGCCTCCTTGTGCGACACGTCGTGGCTGGGGCTGGAGCACAGGTGGTTCCATGAGCCGATGGCATTCCTAACATTTTTGGTAAGCGACGCAGAGCCCCGCCGTTCAAAGTATTGACCGTTGGACAGCAACGATTCGGACAGGTCGTCCAGCATGTAATTAGCCTGTGCCATCACCAACCAAGTCCCGTCGGAGAAGTCCACTGTGTCGGGATCGTATATTTTTGTTACGGAGCCCTCGTCCCTCCTCGGGAGCCAGCTTTTTTTCTGTCTTTTCCTGATGCGGCTGACAACGGAACCCGCAACCTTGTGGACGGACCTTGGGATGCGGTAGGACTGGGAGAGAATTTCAGAGCCGCCCGTTAGTGACACAAACCTGTCTGTGTCCGCTCCCGCCCAACGATAGATGCCCTGATCGTCATCTCCCGCGATAAACATCCGGTCACTCCGGTTGCTTAGATGTTCGGCAACTCGCCACTGCAATGGCGTCAGGTCTTGTGCCTCGTCAAGAAAGACCACTTTAAGAATAGGGATACTTCCCGGACGCTCGGAAAGTTCAACCATCATGTCAGTAAAGTCTTTTAAGCCATTGATTTCTTTGAACTTATTGTATTCCTTGAACAAGTGCTCAAACTCGTAAAAGGGTATCTGTAACTCCGCTGTGTTGTACGCGTGTCGCGTTCCGAGTAATGAATTTCTGGCGAGATCCACGGCTCTCATTATAGGATTGTTGCTTTGAACGACAACAAAGCCGTCCTCGGCGGCATGTTCTGATCCGCCGGAAGATAAGTTAATTCCGGTGTGCTCCCCAAATTTCCGCAGAGCTTGATCGTTAACAACCTGTGCGCCGGTCATCCCCAGCATTTGGAAGGCCAGACTGTGAAGGGTGCGAAAGTACGTGAAGTCTTTTTCCGGGTCCAAGTTAAAGCGGGCCACGGCGCGGTCCCGTGCTTCATGCGCGGCTTTGCGTGTAAAAGCGAAATATCCAATGTCGTTCGGGTTCATTCCCCCCGAGAGAAGGCTATCAACTTGGTTGAGCAGGGTTGTTGTTTTCCCTGTACCAGGAGGGCCAAAGTATCTAAACATCTTTCAACATGACCTCAATCTCGTAGCCAAGGCTGTCTAAGATCAACTCGACTTTGTATATAGAAAGTTGCCTCATGCTCCCAACATTCTCGTATTCGGCAATCGTCCTCTGAGGCATCCCCGCCCTTGTTGCTAGGCTCCTCTGAGAGATTCCAGCCTCCTCCCTGAGATCACGCAAGAGACGGCTCCAGTTCATTAAGGGCTTCCCTAAAATGGTACGTCCTCCTCCTCAAACCGTGACCCGAAGTCGTCTTCAACTTTTGCAAATGCGGGAATAGACCAGCAGCGAACGGTTCTCCCCTTGATCCGGAATTGCTCTGCCCTCCCGTCCATTTCGCGGAGCCGTTGGGCAATCTTGTTGGAGCGGTAATCAAAAAACTTGCTTCGTTTGAGGAAGGCTTCAAAGTCCTTCAGTCGGAAATAGGTCCGCCCCTCCGTTTCATTCGTCCACGGCCTCCTCAACAAAATTTCCTCCTTGTCCATAGCCGACTGCATGTGCGTTGAAAATTCTTCCAACAAGTCATAAAACTGTCCGCGAAGGCTTGTGTCCTCTGACGTGCTGATAACCGCCCCTTCCGTGTCAAGCATTGTTGACAAAAGGGAATTAATTAAAGTCTCCCAGACGGGCTTTGTCATCGTGCGCGGCATAAAATTAATCTGCTCCATGCAGAGCTTCTGGAACCTCGGCTGCGCCTGAAGGCCCTCCGTGTCAAGCTCGACGGGGGATCCGTTCACGTCTAAAAACCAAAGGGGAGGCTCACTGTCATACTTCCTCAAGTTTGCGACTGTGGGAGTATTCGCGCCCCCGCCAACTCCGTGTCTTCGTCCACGGCACACGTCCTTGTTACAGAAGTTTACGACCGGCTGGTCGCCACACTTGTACTGGTAGTCCTTTTTCTTGACCTGCTCCGCGACAATGTTGACCTCTTTTAAGTCGAGCGGTGGATCCATAATCTTCTGGTTGTATTCCAGAATTTTTGTTTCCCAGTCGTCGGGAAACGCCTTCCTCAAGTAAACTCCGATATTGAACAGGCCGTTGTTTCTTGTGCCTTGCGGAAAGCCTTGTCTTAGCAGGGCCTGTAGGCATGGAGGCCCGTCCTTTAGGCGTTGGTCAACTTCCGGAGATTCCTTTGCCAGCAAACCCTCCAGTTGCTCCTCACTTATGGCGGCGGATTCTGCGTAATCAAGGAATTCTTCCAAGCTTGCCGCTGACCCATCATCCTTGATCGCGTATCTAAGCCCGTTTTCCTCGTCAAAATAGGGTAGGTTAAGAAAATTTCCGTTGTCGCCTCTCTCCAAGACAAGTTTTATTTGCTTGGGGAAAATCTCACAGCCGCCAAAACCAATCTCGGACGCTATCTCTTTAAGCTTAACCTGTAGTTT